TGGCTGCGCTGAGTACCGACAGGCACAACACTAAACCGCGCTTTGACGGATGCGGATGGACTAAATAGCTGGCGATTTTCTACTAGGCCCTGGCTTACCCAGACAGGATGCATACTGTGAAGTATCAAATCCCACAAATCAGTCTCAGCTTTACCAAATACCAACGTTTGAGCTTGGCGCACGTCATAGGTGTCTGCTTCGTCTATCATCTTAGCTATGCCGCTTGACGCTTGGTCAGTCGTAAGTTGCCCGACCGCGCCAGACTTAATACCTTTAGAGCCAAGCCACATGCTCATTTCAGATTGAATGAGGTTAAGCACTTCCTGATAATCTACTTCAGGCTTGATTGTACCAATTTGTACTTCTTTTTCTGGATCATCAGCCTTTAAAAACCATAGAGCGTTAGGCGCATAGGTAGGATTTTCGATGTTACCATCCTTAATGTACGTCATAGAAAATGCTGAAAACATTGCTGCGAGGTTAAGATCGGTTAACGCTGAAGGCACATATTCAGTCATACGAAGGCTATCAATATCTGGCACAGGCACAAGACGCAGTGCTGAGCTATTTGCATAGACAAACGGCAACACGCCATAGGGATTAACACCGTCACCTATGCCCATTTCTTCCATAGCTTTTGCGTCAATAGTCTCATCTGACTTGATAATGTAAAATTCTTCGTCAGTATAAACCCAGAAAATTTCTCTATTCTGAGAATCTTTACCAGCTAAGAGAGCAACACCTGTCGGTTTAGTCGGGTTGATTTCATCTGTTGACCAAACAACAAAGCGGTCATTGGGGATAACTCTTAGAGCCGGTCCTGCTTCCGTAGCATACGGATGAATTAATGTAGACTTGCACGCATTATAAAGCCTATTGGCGTTGTGCATCATTTTATTAACGTCAAGCTGGCTTTCATACCACCCTAACAATGCTTGGTCAGAGTCTTCACCGCCCACAACTTCGCGCATGACGCCAGTTTGATAAATGTTGGTAAGTTTGTCGACGTATCGCGGCAAGATATTAATAGGCACAAGCCTCTCAACTGCATAGCTATAAACTCTGTCAGACAAGATACGCTTTAAGGCTTTAGTGAGGTACGGCTCAAGATTACCCTCTAAAATGTCCAACGTCTTAAAATGAGTCTGCAGCACAGATGCCTGCGCCTTGATAATTTTGACTATTTTTTTCGGATCTATCATTTTAAAGCCTCATAAAATTATTGAGTGACTTGGGCCGCGCTTTTCATCATAAATATCTCTGACGATAGCATAGCCTAGCGCAGTTGTGACGTGCTGATAACTCTTAGAATCATCCTCAATTAGCTTACCGCCTTTTTTAAACGCTGTCAGCCTTAAGCCCTTGTCTAATATCGGGCAGTTATGAAGAAATAACCTGCAATCTCCGGCCTCATTGAGGGATAATGCGTTCACTGTGTTATGCCTAGTACGTATCGCTGGGTTAGCTAACGGTACTTTGTAGGTGTACTTTATCCCGTTACGGTCTAATGATTCTTTAATAATTTCATAGTCTGACCGCTTTGATGCCGTATGCCTAGCCTTACCAGAGGCGTCACCATGTACTTCATACCTTCTGTCTGGCGTAATGATGCCACGGTCAAAAAACTCTGCCATGATTTCATCAGTGCGCGCGCCTTCAACAATAACCTCAGCAAAGACATGGTAAATACCGTCAACCTTACACATCGCTATAGCTGACATTGGTTTACCGTCACCGATGTTAAAGTCAAAACTGAGCATGATTGTGGCATCTGCAGGAGGTATAAAGTCATCTTGAATATGCTGACGCTTAGAATCGTATTGATAATAAATTACTTCGTCTTGTATCTCAATCCATTCACCGTAGAGCATTCGACGGGCACGCTTAGGGTCTAAATCTTGTTTAAGCTGCGCTATGTATTGTGGAGGCAGAAAAGGATTATCCTCTGTTCGCGAAAAGTAAACATGCCTAGTCTGGCTTTTAGTTTCCATAAAGTGACGATAGGCCCAGTGACCTGGAGAATCTGGGTTAGTCGCGGCAATGATAAGAGGCGTCTTAATATGCGGCAAACGTCCTACACGCATTTTGATTTCGTGATAGGCTTGCTCATCGTCCCCATGATTTTCAGTTAATTCCTCTATCGCAGCCATTGAAAGCTCAAGAGACCTTAGCTTAGAATATCGTTTATCTGCCCATGAACGCGAAATAATCTCAGAGCCATTGGCAAAGCGTATGCGTCCGATGTTATCTGTCGACTGCCAGATTTTTTGATCGACTCCTTCTAAATGCTCTAATATTTTTAAATACAGCGTGTCTTTTAAGTCAGGTAAAGCTCTACGGCCTATTAACACCCTCGCGCCATTATTTTCAACACAGTGACGGACAACTAAATGAGCCATCAATATTGACTTTGCAGAACCGACAGAGCCAGACAAAAGCACTTCATGTGTGCCGAGAGAATAGTCAAACCTAGCGCAGTCAATAACTACTTTTTTTTGAAAAGGAATTACTGTCGGATTAAACTCCGAAAGCGTAGGCGTGCTTACGGCCATTACTTGCCTTTTTTCTTCTTAGGCTTTGACTTGCCAGCTTCAGACAAGGCAATAGCAACGGCTTGCTTTTGGCCATAACCTTCGTCCATCAGCTTTTTGATATTCTTAGATACAACCTTGTCAGATTTTCCTTTAGCAAGTGGCATTACTTTTCTTCTCCGTCTAATAGTTTTACCGGATCATAACTAAGCACAATCGGCTGCGCGTCTTTTGACTCAAGCACAACGCGGTCAGACCACTTCAATTTGTTTTTAGTCATAAATATATAAACGTGACCATTAAAGCCTTTAATGTTTCCTATCGTGCCTTCGATGCCTAATTGCTCATAGAACAGCCGCATCTTTGATTCGCCTATCTCCCTGGATTCTGCGAAAGACGGCTGAGAATCACACCAAGAATGAATAGTAGTCACTGGCACGCCAATTACTCCGGCAAAGCTATGAAAGCTCAAGCCTTTGGCCATATGATCGACTAGCAATGCATCGAATGTTTTAATGTAGGTAGGCGCGGGATCGCGCTTTTTGACTTTGACATCTGGGAAACGTCCCATTTTAGAACCCTCCATAGTCCCACAGGTAACTATAATAAAAGCTCTCAGAGCCTTAATTCTATTAGAATATACGAATACTGCAATGTAAACAAGGGCAATTATTTCAGTCACATATCTATATAATTTAATAAATCACAAAAAAGCCAATATTAACAACTAATTATATACATAACTCAAAATATGTTGAAAAAATACGATAATAATATATATAAACAAGCGGAGGTATTCGATGATTTGCGACACAGATATGGTAATAAAACAAATCTCTATGACATTTTCGCTTATATTGCAAAAAATCTGCAGTCCATATGAACTAAATAAAATTATCAAAATAAACAAATCGAGAAAAGGTGCCGATTATAAAAACATGTGCGCCTCGGCTGATTTTTTAGATTCAAACGAAGTCATGTATGACGCATTTAAAATAGTTTTAGGAAACGGGATAGATAAACCATTTGGAATGATTTCAGAGTCGCAATTTGAAGTATGGAATTGCGCATGGGATCTTGCAAAAAGTAATGATTTTTATATTAATGGCGTAAACTTTAATGACTATGACATTAATCAAATTAAAACTCTTATAAATTTAGGTATTATTAAAGAGTCTTCGGTTATTGATTACTACAAAAATGAGTGGTGGGACCAAACGCCTTAATCCGCGCGGTTTTTAATTGTTGTAAAAATATGCTAGTATTTTACGCAGCATAAGCACAACAATTTAAGGGCCTCCAATGAAAACTTTTCTCATTGTGCCGGATGTTCACGTGCCGTATCACTGCCCGAAGGCGGTGAAGCTAGTAACCAAAATAATCAAAGAATTAAACCCAGACGGATTAGTGCAATTGGGTGACGCTCTTGATGCCTTTCAAATAAGCACATACTCTAAAGATCCATCCCGCAGAAATCTACTTGTAGACGATATTGAAGACTGGAAACTAATCTTAAATGACTGGGCGAGGCACCTCAAATCGGGTGCCTCAATTCATTTACTAGAAGGCAACCATGAGCATAGATTAAGCAGGTATATTGCAGGAAACTGCAGAGACCTGCACGGCCTAGTCCCAGACTGGCCTACGCTATTAGGCATTGAGCTAAGAAACAAAACTAGTCGCCATAAATGGCATTGGCATCCTTACACAAAATGGAATAGCTGCCAGATAGGTGATTGCACTTTGCTGCATGGATTTTATTTTAATCAGCACGTAGCCGCGACATGCCTAGCAAAATATCGCACTAATACGATTAGCGGGCATACTCATCGTGTGCAGTATGTATCTGACGGAGTACACTACGCGGCAAGCCTTGGTCACATCAGCAATGAAGTTGAGACCGCGCATCAGCCAACTCCTTCAGGCTGGCAACAATCTATCGGATTACTCCATGTAGACTCTCACGGCAAAACAAAGCTAGATATAGTCCCAATCTCTAACGGGCAGGCGGTGATATATGGCAAAAAAATCAGTATTTAGCCGTCAAAGGCCGCCACGCGTAATTGAAATTTGCGGTCACAAAATAAAGGTAAAAATAGTTAAAGAATTAATTGACGATAATGATGAGCTTTTAGCTGGAGCTTATAACGGTGAAACTAAAACTATATTTATTGCAAAAACAGAGCAATGGCGCGAAGTTTTATGGCATGAGGCGTTACATTGTTGCTGGCATTTAACAGGTGCCTCAGAAGGTTTAACAGCAAGCAAAGAGGAACAATTAGTTCTCGCGGCTGAATACGGGCTTGGCCCTTTGCTTTTCTAAAGCTCATACCCTTTATCTTTCAAAATCTCATACAGTTTATCGCGGCAAACAAACGCATTGAAGTTATCAGGGTCTTCATGCTTACAAACGCCTCTCAGCCATTCTGCATAGTCCCAGACAGCTGAATATAACTTGCCAGCGTTGGCATGCATCTCATAATCAGCTTTCTCATCAGGCAAAGTAAATTCAAAAATAGCTTTCATTTCACCCTATCCGCATCAATTTGCTTCAGCATTAAACCAAACCCGATGCTAGCAAGTATGCGGTCTGGGTTATCCAAATTATCTAACGTGTCACCCTTGATTGTTTTATTTACAATGCTTTCTTGGATAAAACCTTTAAGGCTTTCCTTAGCAAACGGACATTTCAGCCATTCTTTCAAACCTAACTCTAAATAATGCAATCTTGCTCTGTCTAAAACTCTACTCATGATTCTTCCTTTCTAAATTAATGGCCCGGTCCGCCATTTACATAAAGATTCTTTAATCGTTTGTTGCTCTCAGCCTGCAGTTGCCTGTGAAGAGGCGGGCAGGACTCACACCTAGTAATGTCGATATACCCATTTCTTTGCGGACTACCCCACCGTTTCATACATCGCGGGCATAGGTAGCCGTAGCTTTTAAACGGCTCATTATCAAACTTAGGTCGAAAATGGTGATAGCTATTCATCCGTCTAAATCCTCCGGCTCATCTACAATCATGTAGTCTTTTGA